ACTTGCGTTACGATACCATCTACTACTTTTGCAAAATGACTCATCCTGTATAACTTCCTGAACTTGTAAATGTTAATATTGTGTCTGAACCATCAGTAGTCACTGTTGGTGAGCCTGTAGTTGTACCTGAATAACTTGCTGTAGGCATACGCAATATAACTACACCAGAACCACCTGCTGCACCTGTTTGCCATGCACCAGAATATCCACCAGCACCGCCTCCACCACCAGTATTTGCAGTTCCAGCTACACCTACCCAACCTGTTCCTGAACTACCACCAGAACCTCCACCTCCTGTTCCACCAGAACCAGGAGTTGTAATAAATATAGTTCCACCAGCACCACCGCCTCCACCGCCTCTTGTAACAGAAGAACCTGTGATTGTTGATGCTACACCATTGCCACCTGAACCAACGACTGTAGTAGTTCCGTTTTGACCTACCGCTCCTGCACCACCGCCACCACCTGTTCCGTAGTTTGCAGAACCTGTAGAATTACCACCAGCATATCCTTGATTAGCTGTGCCAGAACCTCCAGTATGACCTGAACCACCAACTGCACCAGCACCACCGCCTGAGCCACCTGAACCACCATTAGATGCACTACCAGCTCCATAACCTCCACCAGTAGATGTAACTGTAGTAATGTCAGAGCCACTTAAAGATGAATTGTTGCCTTGAGAGCCGTTTGTGCTATTAGCACCTGCTCCACCACCGCCAACTGTGACTGTATATACTGTGCCTGGTGAAACTGTTAATGTTGATTCTGCACTTGCTCCACCTCCAGAAGTGCCATATGAAGTTCTATAACCTCCAGCACCGCCTCCACCACCAAAAGCAGAACCTGCTCCTCCGCCACCAGCAATAACTAAATAGTCAACAGAATAATTTGTAATTTCTATTGGAAATGTGCTATTTAATATTCCCTCATGGACTTCTGGTAATGAAAAACGACCAGACGCAGTAGATGAAGATGTGGTATTATATTTTCCTACAATACCTCCATTATGTCTTTTCATTAACTTAATTCCTCATAAGACACAATAATTTCTAAATCACCACTTACACTTGCTAATCCAGTAATCTTGTCACCTTCTTCTAAATAAATATGTTTGCTTACTAAATCTAATGTTGAATCTGCTGGAACATTAATAGTATTTGCAATCTTATAAGATGTAGTATTATCAGCATTATAAAAAGAAAGTGTAACTGTAGCATCATTTGTTCCATCTACATTTGCTACATAAATAGAATTAACTTTAAATACTTTTCCACTAGCTGCTGTATTTTCTACAATATCTGCAACTGTACCAGTCAAAGCAGCTGCTACTGTTTTACCTGTTATTGTTGAAACTGTTGCTAAATTTGGTGCTGCCATTTTATACTCCGTAAATTAATGTCATAGCTATTGATAAAGATTTGTCAATAGATTTTTCAGCAGGATATGTTACAAAAACATTACTTGTTCCTGCAAGTGTAATAGCACTACCACTATTGCTAGATTCTAATATAGTGTCACGAGATAAAGTTGTGCCTGATGATGTATAAGTGCCAATACCAACTTCCCAATCATTACCAGATGTAATGGCATAATATGTTTTATTACCATCACCGACTACACCAAAGGATTGAAAACCTGTGACTGCACCTGCAAGCGTAACTGTGCCTGTTCCAGTCGTAGTTGTAGTTTCTTGAACTCTATCTTTAACGACTAATGCCATTGTTTATCCTTATGCTAATGTAACTGATAAGTTACCTGATGCAATCTTAAATATATCACCAGAGTCGATTGTTTTTGCTGTGTCGAGTGGTGTGTGGAATAATAAGTTACCAGCAGTAGAAGCATCATGTATGCCTATGTGCGTGACAGTCGACCACGATGCGGTGGCAGTGGGGAAGGTTACATCAGCACTGTTAGTTGTAACGCCATTAGATGGCGCACCAAATGTTACTGCTGTTCTAGCATATGAACCACCTGATACTTCTGTGCCTGTATCTGCATCTGTTGGGTCTGTTGTGTATAAAGATACATACACTGTTGCTGGTGATGTATATGTTGTTGCTCTTAAAGTAGCATTAATTAATGCGTTCTCTAAAAAATTACTAAATTCAGCCATAATTGTTTCCTTATGAAGTTGTTACGTTTAATGTTGCACTAGAGAATGTTGCTCCCTTATCGTTTTCTCTGATATTTGCGATTGCTCTATCATACATAGATGCCCATATTGCGATTCTTTCATCGTTCATTAAATATGGTTCTGCTTCTGCTAGAGTTGCATATAATAAAGCATCAGGGAAATATGCTAAAAAGATATTACTCGCTGTTGATGCACTGATAAAGTCAGGTTTAGCATAATAAAGTATTTGAACTGTTTGAGTTCCGTCAGGCACTGGTGCAAATTGAAATTCAGCACCTAACATAGTGAAATAAACAGGTTCACCAGATTGATGTGCTTTACCATTTCTGAAAAATTTATCAGGTGTTTGGTATTCTAAATTTACCATTGGTGTGCCATCAATATGTATTTCTCTTAACTCTAAAAAGTCGCTAGGAAATGCAATATTCTTATCGCCTGCAACTGTAGAAGCAGTAGATACTTTTAACATTTCTTGCACTCGTAAGTCACGAGATAATCTTTCTTGAGCAAGTTCAACAAAGTCAGGAATAACTGAAGTTAAGTCTGAACGAGCAAGATAATTCTCTACTGTCGTCACGAATGACGTATAGTTAGTAAATGCCATTTATTGTCCTTATTTGTGTTTTACGAATACAAGATAACCATTATCCATAGCAACTTCTCTCACGATTTCAAATCGTTCTTTTACTTTCGGTTGCCACCATGTATAAGGCTGTTGTATTAGATGAGCATTTCTGCCATCTGGAAGTGTTTTTACTGCCGGTCCAGTATGAATCGTAAATAATCCATACTTTAATGTAACTCTTTTTAAATCATTTAATACATTATCTAATAACTCAGGTTCAATATGTTCTAGAACGTCTATACAAGTTACAAATTCTGTTGGCTCAGGTTCATCATCATAATCAGGATTACTAGGCTCATATGCTGTGTAATTCACTTCTGATTTAATGCTATCTCGCAGTCTTAATTTACCTGCACCATAATCTAATAAATCGGTTATCTTAAACTGGTTAATGATGTCGTCTACAATAGGAGCAAAGTAAGTAGATGCTATGCCATAGTTAGGGTTTTCATGCAGTTTTGACTGCATTTCTCTATATTCTTCAGATATTAATTGACTCAATGATTTCTTTCCATGTTTTATCATCTTGATATTTTAAACTCATGTGTCTATACCATGGCATACTTGGTTGAGCATAACGCCATTGATGGTATTTAGGAACTAGACAAGTAGTTTTAACACCTAACGCCGCCGAACAATGTAATGCTGTTGTATTTACACCAATAACTTCATCAAGTTCAGATATTAACGCTGCCGTATCGTCATAATCATCAGATTGAGTAGCGAAAGGGAAATATTTAACGCCATCAATATGTTTATCTTTATAATCTAATGATACTAACGTAATATCATCTCTATCTAATAGAGGTTTTAAATCTTCTGCTGTTAATTCTCTACCTTTTTCATTTGTTCTTTTATTACCGCCATGTGTAGCAATGCCGATAATTTTACCTTTCCAACTATCAAACAACGCTCTCCACATGATTGCACGCTCTGGGTCGGCATATAAATAAGGTTTTCTAGGAAAGTCTTTATTATCATGCCTAAAGAACTCAGGAAGTCCGCCTATTGCGCATCTATGGTCTAATTCAAACTTATCTAACCATTCAACGCTTTCTGACTGTCTTGTTCCGTGAACAAAAGCATCAGGAAAACTTCTTTGAAATAATCCTTTTAATTTTGGGTCGCAATCAATATGAACAGTGTTGCTAATGGCGATAGCATCATTAATGCAGTCAGCATAAAATATCTCATCACCTAATCCTTGCTCACCATATATCACGATGTTTTTATTTTTTTGACCTTCCCATCTTGACTCATCTTTATAATGCCATTCTTTTCGGAATTTACTATTAAGTGATTCACCCCAATGTTTCCAGCCATCTTTCCATTTACCTTGAGCAAGATAAGCATGAGCCAAGTTCATTTGTGCATTTTTATCATTTGAATCAGCTTCTAATGCTAATTTACATACATCTTCTGCATTTTTCCATTCAGACATTTGAATGAAACTTGCTGCTGCATTACTATAAGCTAATGCGTAGTTTGGGTCTATCTCTGCTGATTTTAAAAAATATTGTATCGCATCTTCAAAGTTATCCATCTCATGACAAGCACGACCGAGTGATGTCCATAATGCTTTATTACTTGGACTTTCTTGTAATGCACGTCTAAAGTATTGATAAGCTAATGCCGGTTGTTCACCCATTAAATGAATGTAACCCATAAAATTTAATGTAGCATCATCATTTGGGTAATGTTCTAATGCTGCGTTAATTAATGGCAACGCTGAGCCATAATCTTCTTTATTGATTAAATCATGTATTGCTAATTGTATTTTTTGTAATTCTTTTCTATCCATGTTTTTTAGTTGTTGTCTTTAACCAAGGATAGTTTGTATTTATCTCTTTGAGTAATTCTTTTGTTTGGTCTTTATTATAAATGTCTATGCCTTTTTGTTTTAACTGCATCTCAATGACTGGTGGGATACTTGCATAGTGTACCCATGATTCTTTCATACCTTTTGCCCATGTTTCAGGGTTATTTCTTGCTTCTTTTAACTTTTCAATTAATGGTGAAAAATCTTGCACATTATGTATCATATGCAAATCTTTAGATGGGTCGTAATCGTAATATTGCGTTACACCTGTTAATGGGTCTTTATCAAATAATATAGCCATAATAAAAATAGAGGGATATTTCTATCCCCCTATTATAACATCAATGTTGATTAAGCACCAACACCTTGAACTTTAGCATGAGCATCAGGGTTATTAACCACTAACGCATATTCTGCTGTCATCAAGTATTTAGTTGAATCACCAGTTTTAGCTAGTTCTTCTTTTGTGATTGGACGTAAAGATGCTACACCAACGTATTGTGGGTCTAAGCATAATACTGCTTCATCACGCATGAATCTATCTAATTTAACTGTGTGGTTACCATAGTCAGAAACGTAAACGTCAGCTGCTGCTGTAATAACAGCTTC